TCGGTCTTAGGTGTACGTGTAGGTGATGGTGCAGACTTGCCTGTCGTATTAATGAAGTACTTGTCCCAAGCATCGGTTAGATTAGTCGAACCTGATCCGAAGTGCTCCATGACTCCGGTAGGACTTCGGAATGCACTGTCAACAAGTTGGAATCCGGTTTCAAGTGCTCCGTCCATCTTGCTCTTATATGATCCGGTGACTCCAGCAAGTTCCTTTGCTTTCTCTAAATCAACTCCCTTTGATCGCATGTTATAGCATACACAGATCACAACTTCCCATTCATCTCCCTTGATATCACCACCCGATGAATTGATAGACCCTTGACCCAAGTCAAGCATCCGTGCTGGTGGATTCTTATCAAAGTTGTCTTTTTTGTATTGATCCAAATCGAATGCTTTGATTCGAACCTTAACACCCCCCGTACCACGATTGAGTGCAAGTGGATATTCTACGTTAGGGTATTCTTTCTTTAGATGGTTAAATAATTTAAGTGCTTTGTCATTTCCGATGGCCGCATCGAACCCGTCAAGATCCTTTTCGTCCTTAACACCAAAATCATATCCTTCAGATATAAATTGCCTGAATTTTTTTTGCATTTTCACTCACCTTATGCTGGATAGTACTATTTATATGATATTTCATAGATAGGTTCCACAAAGTTGAGTTTCATGTTATCGACGATGCCGTGCTGTTGATCCTTTACACCTGACGGCCGTCTGCTCATCTTCATACCATACATTCTAGGAATGTCGTACCTTTCTCTCATATCATCCTCTAACCTGTATCGTCTGTTCTTGATTACAGGGTCAACTATATTGACGAGGACAGTATCACAGAAGGTTAGCAGACTGTCAAGTACTGGGAAGTAAAAAGATTCTCTCCACATCTCATATTCACCATACCGTTTCCAAGACTGATTCTCTTCTCCGTCTTGTCCTGCAGCATATCGTTCAATTCCGAAATATGGTGGAGACGTGAACATGAGATCGTATCGATCTTCAACGATGCTATCCCAGTCCATATCTTCGGCCGGTGAGTTATAGATGCGTACCCGTTTGTTTCCTTTCACCTCAAACCAATCACCATGATCTTCGAAAGTGACATCGACAGGGAACAGGGGAGACTGTAGAAGATCTTCATAGGCAAGACACTGCTGTTTGTAGATCTCATACGACTGTGGGTTGGGGTCACAACCTAAGAAGTCTTCGGTGCATGATGAGGTATAGAATCCAGCAAGACGGTCACCCCATCCACAAGAAATATCAACAACTCGTGCGGCATTATGCTTCTCATAGATTGTTTTAGCAACAAGTGGTTTGAATTGAGTTGCTACGTATCCAGCAAGTCGGAATGCACCACGATACTTGTCTTCATCAATATCATAGTTTGCATTTTTATACGTTCTCCAGAAATACATAATCAGAGACCTGAAGTCCTTACTCATGGGATCTTCCCATATCTCTGCATTAGATCTCTTGGAGTGCCATCCACACGTGTAACGATTGTCACAGTGGAAATGATTACTGACATTATTCCACACATGAGATGCCGCAACCATATACTCAACGTCAACGACCTCATCAAACTTATTACGGACAGACCCTTTCTCAAAGTCCGTTTGTATTGCTTTGTTAGTATCAGATGCGGACAGACCATTGAATGCCTTTACCATTTCTTCAGTGGTAGGTCTCTTGATCGGAATCGGTGGTTTATGCGTGTTGATATAATCACGGATTGCGGGGAAAATGGTGTTGAAACCAGGATGTCTCTCATCACCAAACGCAAATTGCTTTTGAAGAGCTTGCCAATCATCAAACTTGAAGATTGGTATATTGTATTCGTTCTGAGATGCTTCGTGAATTATCTGATCTATATCAGAGTTGTTCGGCATTGTATTGTTGTATGGTCTCTCGTAAAGGTCGGACCCAATTGTCTCTATGTTCAATGAAGATTTGTGGTTCATGATTATCTACCGAAATAATGGTTACTAATTGTGTGATGGGTTGCCCAGTTCGTTCTTCCCACATTATAGCATATGCCGACTCCTGCATAAAGTAATTTTTGATCCAATCCAATCGTTTTGGTTTCATTGAAGTTTTAAAATCAATAATAGAGACCCTACCGTCAAACTCAGCAACACAATCGACGCGACCAGCAACTCCCAAATGCGTCGAATAGAGAGGGGCCTCTTGTGCATAAACTCTGCCAATACGAGTATCAAGAATGGGCTTAAGATCAGCAAAGCTACTGATAATATCTGGAGTATATCCATCTCTAAAATTCTCTTCATTGTTAATGTACTTCTCTATAATCTCATGGACTCTAGTACCACGAGACGAAGCACGATGAGAGATGCGATTTGCCTCTTCATTACCGACTCGTTTTCTCCATGCGGCAATTGAATCACGAGACAGTATAGACAACACTGTCGTGATAGAGGGCAGACTAGCACCTTCAGGGGTTTGATAATGACGACCACTGCTTTCAGTGACAGTGTTCATCTCCAATAAATTCACAGGTACATGTTCAAACATAAGACAATATTACCATAATATAATGGGGTTTGTCAACCCCCTAAAAAAAAAAAGAATCCCCATTGACACGGGACATAGAACGACACTTAGTATATGAAGCCGAATCTTTATTTACTGCTTGGCATTTCTACATGCACGGATTGAGAGATCGCAGTATTAAATAAGTTCTAGGTCTTCGTGTCTTGTCAACCGTATCAATGGGGAAACTGGTGGAGCGAGAGGGAATCGAACCCACGACCTTCTGGATGCAAACCAGACGCTCTCCCTACTGAGCTACCGCCCCCATATCGAGTATTTATACTTTAGTCACACCCAAGTTCTTGGCGTGACACTTCATCATTGTTGACAGGACAGTTGCCACTTGGTAACGACTCTGGCACATATCGCATCAACTCTGGATCATACAAACTGTTCTCAAGGAAAGCAACAAGATTTGTGATCTCATCTTCGGTCAAGTCTAACGGAGTGAACCGATAGTCAAGGTTATACGTTTCCACTTGTGGGTGTTGTGGAACCGCATCCACCTTGTATCGTACGACATCCTCTACACTAGAGAATGACGCACCGTGACCGAATACAGTAGTATCTATAAGATTATAAAGTGGTGGAACTTTAAATGCAAATCGTTCCATCTCATCACCAGTGAATCCACCACGACCCTCTCTAGTCGCATCGTTGACTTCACCGACTGTTTCTTCCCAGATATCTAAATCGTGGAAACCGACAGTCATGAATACTTGATCGGCAGTCGCACCAACGGGAGATGACAACGCAGGTCCGTTATGACACGCATAACAGTTACCCTTACCAAAGAACACTTCTGCACCAGAGACTTCAGATTCAGTCATCGCAGTTTCGTCACCTTTCAAGTATGCTTGGAAGGGTGCTTGGTTTGCAAGAATCGTGCGTTCGTATGCGGCAATTGCCAGTGCAGTTGCCTCTAACATATCGTCGGGTTCTGCGACACCGTACGCAGCTTCAAACATCTCACGATAAGTTTCGTTAGTGCGCAGGATAGAATCATCTGTGTCCCCCTGACGATGCACACCTAGACCCGCAACTGCTTGTGTCTCTAGACCAGCAAAGTTGCGTAGGTTTGCTTCTTTCGGAGTACCTTCTGTGAAGTGACGATCGGGATCAATACCAACATTGACATTACCCGCAATCACATTACCTAACTGACCATTCCACAACATCACTTCTTGGAATGCCGTGTTGAGTACAGTGGGTGTTGCAACAGGTTGTACATCGATGTCTTCAGGGTTAATACCTTCAGCGATCATGCGATGATCAAAACCGACACCACCTTCACCGATACCCTGACGGATACCAGACTTGAATCCGTTCTGTGCATTGTGACATGACGCACACGAGAAAGTGCCTTCACTGGATTCGATGTCACCTTCCGTGATTCCTGTCTCGTGATAAATCAACTTGCCTAATGCGACCTTCTCTGCGGTGATCTCATTGCTGGGATCTTGCGGGATGTTGTCGAAGTCATCACTTGCGGGTAGGATGTATGCCTCGTAAGTACCTGTCGGTGACGTAGAGTCAAGTAACGTGAGTAGATTGTCACGTGCCTCGACTGCTGGATCAACAGGGGTTACGGTTGGGGGTGTTGTGACGGGGTCTGCCACGACGGAAGATGGGGCGTCAGTGCCACCACCGGAACATGCACTGATAAGTGCACTGGTTACTGCTACTGTTAGTAGACGTTGCATAATATAAGATTCCTCTCATTACTCTATTTCAAGTTTCGAGAAGAATTATACTATATTATGAGGGGTGTGTCAAGACCTTTTTGCTTTTGCTTTTTCGTCCGCAATCCACTTTTTTGCTTTCGGATTGTCTGGTGTCTTGTTAGTGAATTTTGTCGCATCACGGTATGCACGTAGGGTCTCTGCTTGGTAGTCCTTACCTTCTGAGTTATCGACTACTAGGAAATTGTTCTTACCAAACAACTGTTGGTAACGACCGATATTGCGTTGCACTTCTTTCCAATACTTAGTTGCTTCTACTTCACCGATAGTTCTCTTACGAGCGGCATCACGTTTGATCGCAGTGTCAAGATCAGTGTTCACAAAAACCATTGCGACATCATAACCCAACTTGATTAGTTGTCTTGCTTGAGTCACAATCTTGTCTGGGTCTTTACCTGTACCATCAATGACTAGACCTAAACGACCTTCGATGTAACGTGCCTGTCGTTTACCTGTAAGTGCCTTTGCCTTACCACGGATTTCCTGACCCTTCACCGAGAAGATGTTCTCTGGGTCCATCTCCATACCGGCCTTCTTCATGGCAGCTTCGAATGCATCGTCAGAGTTGACGACCTTATAACCCATAGAGGTCAAACCAGTTTTGCCGACGATGAATGACTTACCAGATCCCGGTCCACCTGCAAGGAAGATCGCCTTGAAGATTGCTGGATCGTTGACACCTTCGTCTAAGAATATTTTGAAAGATTTCATTGTAATACAGTCAGTTGATGATAGATGTATTTATTTATACAAAAATGGCGGTGGGCGTAGGATTCGAACCTACGGAACCTCTCGGTTCAACGGTTTTCAAGACCGCCGCTTTCGACCACTCAGCCAGCCCACCTAATTCTATGACTTGGGTTCTCTGTAGAACCTCTTTGATACAGCATCCCACAATTGTGGAGATATTTCATCAATCGATCGTCTTGGATGTGAATCTGCAAGATCTACAGTGTCTGGTTCACGCAACTCGTTAGGATACTCCGGTTCACCTCGTGTGTTCTGATACCGTTCAACCTGTTTTTGCAGTGCCTCAAAAGTTTGATTCAACTCTTTGATACTCTGTTGCATTCTTTCTAACTCTCGAATAAAACTCATACTATTCCTCATTATATGGCTGGGGTGGATGGATTCGAACCACCGAATGGTGGGATCAAAACCCACTGCCTTGCCACTTGGCGACACCCCAAAAAAAAACTCTCCAGCCTCCGGTACCACTCGTTCGTTGATTTGAGAGAGGAACGAGACTCTCTGCTCTTCTGGGCACCACTGATTCAGTTATTTGTATAGGGGAATCAGACCCTATAGTTCATCTTCACTGATATACCGATTGCGATATGTCATGATGAATGCACCTATACTTAGTAGAACAATACCACCTGCTTCGAAAAGGATAATCGAAGGATCAAACTCTTTACTCTGCAAGATGATCATACGACTCAGTGCAGTAGTCGCAATAATGATAGGTAGAGTTGCTGGAATACGGTGACTTCGATAGAAGATCGCAACCATGCCGACAACCTCTGCGTAGATGAATAGCAGCAGGAGATCAGTTAGTGCGACTGTCCGTGAAAGAATCAAAGTGTGAATCTCTTCACCAACAGCAAACACCGTTGCAAAAACGATCACACTCAGAATCAGTTTTTCAAACAGGTCAAAGAACCTTGTCATTATAAAATCCCCTTTCCGTTTGCTAACTCCCACGACCGTATGATATTACGGAGAATGACTGCCATCATGGAATTAAGATCCATGCTCTTCTGATTGAAATATTCTGACATCAATTCTTGAGCTTCAGCAATAGACAGATCTTCGACTCGAAGGACACCATACGTTTCGCATATATGCCATTCGAGATATGTCTGCAGTGAGTCTTGCACCACCTTTGCCATCTCATCTGCTCTTGGCATTTTATAACTCATACATAAACCTCTCTGCTACAATTTCCACATACCCAGTATGTGTAAGGTTAGTTGGGATGCCAAAGATCTCGCAATATTTTTCACATGCTTCAACTCGGGTAGAAGCAGATATTAGACCTAAAAACTCCCCGTTAATATAAATCTTCCAAAGACCTGTCATGCCTTCTTTGCGAAGATATCATCAAACAAAAGTCCGGAATACTTACTTGCACTTCCACTGTGAGTATTGTACCACCGTTCTCTCGCACCGTATTCTGTCAATGAATAGGTGAGACCTACTTGCATACCTTTGTAAAAAATCTTCCACTCATGTATCATAACAGTTCCTCAATTAGTAGAGCAGTTTTTCACATACTCAGGTGACGGGCGTAACGACCAGAGTGAGTTTAGAGTCATCTCAGGACTATGGAGTGTAACGTTAATCGAGAGTTATTTCCTCTCTTTTCACTTTAGTGGGTTGTCGTAACCCAAGGGAAGTTTCGAGAATCTCGATCTCCTTGTCCTTACGTTTCTGCCACTGTGCTTCGGTACGTCCGTTCTTTTCAAAGAACTTTGACGACTGAAGACGTTCAAGTGCACCTTCACGTCGGTGCTTCACTGCATGCTTTCCTCGCATATCATTCCTCTTCTTTTGGTGTCTCTTCATAGAGAACACACCACGTTTGAACTTTTTCTTCGTCGGCACACATTATCGTGCCATAATAAGGTATACATCTTTCTTGAACTATCACCCTAGATTTCCAATCTAGACATATTCTTTCGTCTTCATTGGCAACAATGATACTACAACCCACTACTAATGTCAATACTGCAAAAACAAGAAATCTCATAATTTTCTCTCAAAAGTTGGCGGAGCGGACGGGACTCGAACCCGCGACCCCCTGCGTGACAGGCAGGTATTCTAACCAACTGAACTACCGCTCCTAATAAGGTTTGAGGCCTTCTTTGCCTCGATGGAATCTCCCCCATATGCAGTGTGCAACTTCGTGTCCAATTAACTCAGGTTCCCACTGCCACTCGGGATCCTTTATGTACACGGTGCACTCGCCGGTCTCAGGAATCCAGAGAGTAAACGCACTCACTGTGTCCCATTGTATTCCCAGATTTCGTCGTCTGGCTGAGTTATATTCGGCTTCGTTTTTGAGTAAAACAAAATTAACCTTCGGATGTAGGTTCTCGTATTCCTTTTCTAGGAACTTATAATCGTCCGTACCATAACGGTACACATTGGTGACACCAGATGATGCACATCCGGTGATGAATAGACTAATCGCTATCGTGAACGTGTAGTTGAATAAGCGCATAATGAAGTACCTTTAGTAAGTCTTTACGTGCATCGTCACGAGTTCCCTTCTTTCCGTAACGTTGTGCATATTTTAAAACATTACCGATACAGAATCCTGTACCGTGCCCCCCATCAATAATAAATTCGGTTGCCTGAAACTTTTCTTTGGCATAGTGTTGGTTATATGTAGAGTCGATATAACTCGCAAATTCTGAGATCAACTTATCCTCGTTGAACTTGTAGTCGATCTTTACCTTCTTTGTCATCACTTATTCCTAAAACGTGTTTAGCATAGTCTAAATCATTTTGCAACCACTGAGGTAATCGTTTATGGTCACGGTATGTGTAGTACACCCAAGTTGCTATATGAATTTTTCGATCCATTTTACCACTCTCGCAGTATGGTTGTCAAGATCATAAACCCAGAAACCGTGTTCAACATAATGAGTGCACGGTCTTTCCAGATAACTGATACCCAAGTCCATAGTATAATACCTGCGAAGCCAATCGTCAAGTCATACATGCGAAACTCTGGTCCTGCAGAACGCATTGCCAAAGATGCAAGAATAAGAATTGATGCAGTCCACTTAAGGTACCAATCGAAGTTCTCTGGCCACCATTCTCTATCTGGTTTATTGCGACCTTCTGATCTAACCATCGGGTCACCACGTCCTGTCTTAGGCATAACTCAACTCACTTGATCATAATATTGGTGCGAAAGGAGAGACTCGAACTCTCACGCCTTGCGGCACTGGTACCTAAAACCAGCGTGTCTACCAATTCCACCACTCTCGCAAAATGGCTGGCACGGCAGGGCTCGAACCTGCGACCGGATGATTAACAGTCATCAGCTCTACCAACTGAGCTACGTGCCAAAAACTTATATATACTATTACAGTAATAAAACTGTAACATTATAACTTTGCCGTGAGGCAACAAAAGTCGTCGTGAGACGACAGGAGAAAGCAAATGAAACTAGTACTAACCTTATTGCTGTTGGTAGCAACACCAGTGGCACTTGCAAACTCAGTCACTATCTGTAAAGATGATAAACTACTTATATCGTCTGATAGTGTGCATATTATATCAAAAGATCACGAGACTGTCAAGTTATTCCACAACTGTGATCTAAAACTTTCACCTGACTCAAAAGTCGTGGTGAAGAATAACGGTCGTCGAATCGTTGAAGAATCCATGATCGCTATCATTGTTGACAAGGAAAGGAACTACTGCGAAGTACAGCAGATCCTTTCTTAATTATCATGCCACCTCTTCTGCTTGTGGAATTGCGTTGCGCAGATACCCAAGTAGGTTTTCAGGGGTGGTCATCTCATACGGATCATCATCCGCATTATCTCGGATACTTGCTTCACGGAACAATGCCTCGATCACACCATCGGTGACGACCATCGCATAACGCCAAGAACGGTGTCCGAATCCTAGATTGTCTTTATCAACAAGCATTCCCATCGAACGTGTGAAGTGACCAGATCCGTCTGGAATCACTTTGACTCGCTTGAGTTCTTGTTGTCGTGCCCATGCGTTCATGACGAATGAGTCGTTGACTGACATACAGTAGATGTCATCAATACCTAGATCAACAAACTGATCAAACTTTTCTTCGAATGTTGGTAACTGCATCGTAGAGCAGGTCGGTGTGAATGCGCCTGGCAGTGAGAAGATTACAACACGACGACCTGCAGTATAGTCTGCCATCGTAGTCTCTTCCCATCGATATGGATTAGGTCCATCAATACTTTCATCA